CCAGGGGCACATATGGCAAGTTTTTGTCATCGACTTTCTCCCCGACTGAAAAAAACTGTCAAAATTAGCTGCGACTAACTTGACAAAAAGTTTCAGCCTGACAGTCATTCTTGAAAATAACTGTCAGGCATTATAGAGGCGCGTTATACGAATTTGAACGACGTCCAACTGTAGGCAGATGCGCCCGTCATGTAAAGCGAACCGAATGTATTGCCGGACGAATATGTGATTGTGTTGTTTGCAAGTACAGTCGTCGCCGGCACTCCGCCGTCGGCCTTATTGACAATGCCCCACCAATAATGACTTGCATCGCTGCTATCACGTACCAGTATCATATACATACCGCTGTCATGTACCGCGGCGCCTAGCAGGCCATCCGATCCGGCGGTACTTGAATAAATTTTAAACTGCGCGGACGTGATAACCTGTAGCACACTGGTAGCGGCATCATTACTGACGGCGGGCAACTGGTAGTCATAGTATTTTGTTTGATCAGGGCTAAACTGTCTGAACACAAGTCTGCCGTTGTCGGCCTCATAAATGCCTGCGTGGTTTGCGTTGTTGAACAAATTGATAAACGGTAGCGCTTTACTGATCGTCAGGTCGCCGGTCATTGTGTCGCCGCCTTTGTTGACGGCATTAAGCGCTTCCCTCGCCGCCGGCGCCGTAGTTGCGCCCGTGCCGCCTTTGGCAATCGGCACAGTATCATCAGCCATTGCGCCCAAATTAGCCCGGGCATCCGCAGCGTTATCGGCGCCCGTGCCGCCGTACTGGACAGCAACCGGCGTCGTGGTATGGATTTCGCCGGCAACCACTGTGCCGGTAACATTAGCGGATCCGGCGCGCAGCGCTGTGGCGTTGATCGTGGGCGCGGTCAGAGTCCCGTTTGCGACTCTGTATGTAACAGGCGTGCCGCCGCCGCGGGACATGGTAAAACCGTTATCGTCCCAAATGACGCGGTAAAGCTCAGCGTCATAATTGTCAGTCACGATCAGCGTATTTTCCTGAGCGCGCCATTTGAAGGAATCGCCGGATACACCCTGTTCAAGAATAGCTGCAAGCGCTTCCGCGTCGGCCTCTTTCAGGGATGAAATTTCGCTGATAATCCAGTCAAGGTTCAGGTCGTGAAGGTTACTATAGGGGAATTGTCTGCCGAAGAACATTGTGCCACCTCCTAATATACCAGTACGCAAAACCGCCCGATAAAGTCATCGACGACGAATTGCACAAAGTCAAACTGTTGCGTTTGCCTGTACTGTGCGATCATCTCGTCGGTTGTAGTCACGCCAATATTGCCGTATGCGCGTACGCTGCGCGACTCGCTGCCGCTCTCCGTGTCATGCGTGCTGCCGTTGCTGTTGCCGCTTGCGCTTGTGCTGTCGCCGGTCAGGGTAACGTCGCTGCCGTTGTCCGTTTGCGTGCTCGTGCTTTCCGGCGAAGGCGCGTTAGCGTTGTTGTACCCGTACCGCGCCGCGCTTGCGTTGGTTGTCGCGTTGCTTGTTGTGCGCGCGTCGCTCTGTCCGCTGCTCTGCGCGTCCGTGTGCTGTGTGCTTTCGGACGTGCCTTCGCGATCACGCGTGATCGTCTCCGTCTCTGTGCGATCATAATTGTACGTGGGGTTGTATTCTATCTGCGTCGTTTGGTACAGTTTTGTCCAAATCGGGCTGCGCTGCTGCGCCCACAGGGTCAGGATGTGCTTCAGCACGGACGGAGAAGGATACAGTATTTCAAGTTCCGCGGCGCAGGCGCAGATACCGCATTCGACGGCATCCGCGATTTGCTGCGTCGGCATCTCCGTCTTGATTGGCAGCAGCACGTCGTGGTCAGCTTCGATCAGGCCCAATATTGACATTGTCGCCGGCATTGTCTACACCTCCTTCCGCGGGGTCAAACCGCCATTGCACTGACAGATTGATACCGAAGCGATTTCGGATGCGTTTGCATCCTTCCTGCAGCGTCGACAGCCACAGGTCCGGGATGATCGCGGTTTCGACATTGTTCGCGTTGACTTCGTCAACTAACAGACGTTCCTTCTTTTCCGTGTTCGCATTGGGTATCCCCAATTCGGTTAGGAACATATCTTTGAATGTGCTTTTCGCCTGCAAAACCTTATCAGCGATAAAGTTTTGCCCGACATTTTGCGCGAACGGTTCCCACGCGTCCGGCGCGCCTTTCGCCCGGCCTTTGATTGTCACGGCGACGGCAGGCTGCCCACTGTGCAGCGTGTCGAACATCTTTTTCAGCGTTTCCGCTTCCTGCTTGTTGTTAGCGAACAATACATAGGAAAGCTGCGAGTTGATCAAGTTCAGTCCGGCGGATTCGTCGCACAGCGCCATCATATCCGCATAGTACGAAACTTTGTCTATGATGGAATTGTAATCGGGCTGCAGCTTCAGAATTTCGCACTGCGTGCCAATCTCCAAATCATGCACGCCGGGTTCCACCTGATTGAGAATTGGGTTAGCGATCAACGCGTTTGTGGGATGGTAGTACAGATTCAGCCCGCGCAGCGTACACTGTTGGCAAATCACGCCGAAGGCGGACGTGTCGAATACCGCGAGATACCCATAGCAGTACAGGGTATACAGGAAGTAATCCCTGTCCCATTCCGGCGGGATCTCCCAATCGAATTGGGCAAGTGCCTGCTGTATCAGGTAGCGCATATAGTAAGAGTGCAGTTCCGTGTTCGCGCAATGATAGGTTGACGGTGACATGCTCGATATTGCCTTGTTAAGTACATCATAGTAATACGGAGGGTTCATCTTATGATCACTCCTTTCTTAGTAATCAACCTGTTTTGCTTGTACATCCATAGCCGGCTTGCGATTGTGCCGTCGTAGTACGGCGGGTCCGGGTATCGTATCCATGGATAGTACGCGTACGTGTGCCCGCCGCCGGCGACGTATGTATCCGTGTACCAGTTTTTAAAACTTGTTGCAAGCGTCGGTCTGCTCCCCGCTGTAAACGCGTTCGACTTTTCATAGTACCAGTAGAAAACTTTTGCGCAATACTGTTCGTCCCATTGCCCATTATTAGCGGTTATGTATTGGGGGAAAGTCAGCCCGCGCGGCACACCTTCGGCGGCAGCGTTCGGATGCCCGGAATACTGCCATTGTATATCATTGTCGCATTCGTACTGCATTCTATCCATCTGCGTATAGGGGCTGTAGATAGGTAAGTTTCGGTCATGCGCCCATATAGTCAGCTTACCAAACCCGGTCCACTGCACAAGGCCGAAGCCGCCGCCCTTGCTTGCGTCGTAGGGGTCGACTTTGCCCTCCCACAGGCACGGGTTCAGGGTTGATTCGCCGGACACGTTCCCGATCACGCCCCATACCGCGGACGGATGCCAATGCAGTACGCCGCACATATATCCGATCATTGCAACGCTGTTATTGCGCTGCGCTTCCATTCCGTTGTACGCCTTCCACGGCATATTCCACGCGGTTGACTCACTCATAGTAAATACCCGCTTCGATGCCTTGCCTGATTGCCATTGCTTCGGCTTTCAGGCAATTCGCGCTGTGAAAATCAGAAAACAGGCCCTGCACAAAACCGCTGTGCTCATTGATCAGCGTACCCCAACCGGCAGCGTACCCAATGCGCGCGTATACATCCGCGGCGGTTGTGGACAGCAGCAGAAACGACGCGTCAATCTCAACCGGGCACCATGCGCCCAATATGGAACCGTTAGCGCCCTGACTTGTAGCCCGTGGCGCCCGTTGGGAAAACGACGAATATAACCCTGCATTGCTCGCCGCGCTGGTATTGGCTTCAAGCACCTCTGCACCCCGCGTCAGGTCGTGCGCTGTACTCGCAAGCGCGCCGGCAGCGCCGATGCCGCCGCCCACGGAAGGCGCCATTGCGAAATCAGCGATTGACTGCGCAGACTGCGCAACGCCGTTAATCACCTGTTTTTCATACGCTGCCTCTTGCGAGAGTATCGACGCGGCGGTTTGCTGCTCTGTCACCTGCGCTGCCCATGTATCAGATACGACTTGCGATAGCTGTATAGGCGTAGCAACCTGACAAGACGTTTGAAAAACAAGGCGCAGGTCCGGAAAACCGCTGTCGCTGGTGATCACGCCGTCGTATATCTGTACAGAGCCTTTGCCGCTGATCAGGTCAATTTCGATCGAAATGCCCACGTGCCCGCTTGCGTAGTCCTCATATTTAAGCGGAATATCTCCAAAGTACGGCATATGCAGCACGTATTCGGAAAACGGTGCACATCGAAGCATGCGCTGCGTTGTGCCGGTGTACTGAGGATGCACGGGCAGCGTCGCGTCGCTCAGATGGAACCTGATCACGCCAGATTGTTTGATCGTTTTGTATGTCACCTGCGGCGTCGTATTGGCATCTGAGATAGCCCACCAACCTAACGCCATGCCGAAGTACTGCACGCTTGCGTCACTCACCAGCGACGGCGCAAGGGGGAACCACTGACACGACGTTATATATTGGATAGGATTCAGTATTGCCTTTTGCGAGTCGACGCCCATTTCCGCGGTCGAATTCAGCCATGCGCCGCCCATCAGGCGCTTTCTGAAAATCTTGAATTCGGCAGGCGTGAAGGCGTAGTATGCAACGCTGCCGGCTGCGCTGTCATCCGCGTTAAGCACTCCAATAATGTACACGCCGCTGTCAAGGGTCTGCTGGAAGACGCTGCCGGTCAGGCGCGAATAGCTGTGCGAAGGCACTGCAAGCGTTGGAATCATTGTATCCGTCAGCCCGCCGTCGGTCACGGCGCCGACGCGCAGGCGGTCGGCGAGTCGCTGCGCATATATGTACGTTGTGCCGATATCTGTTTTGAAGGATGCGAATACGTCGACGTTCAGCGAGCACGTCCACAGCCCGCCGGCAAAAGCCCAATCGCTAACCCAATAATACCGCTGCAGGTCAGGCACATACGCGTACGTATAGTTTACCGGGTTGACGTACTGCCCGTTTCCCCGCCGCAGGTCCAATATAATAACCGGGTTCAGCACGTCGTACCCTTCGCGAAAAATACAATCCATACGCACGCCGGAAGAAAGCGCCGGCTGCCGGGTCGAATTGGCACGCTTGCTGAACGTGCTGAAAAGGTACACGTCAGGCATTGTTTATCACCTCCAAATAAAAGCCCGCCCGGAGAAGAAAATGATAAAGAAGCCGGGCGGGCGTGCAAAGGGGGTCAGGCGAGCAGGATAACGACGGAATTTTCGGTGTGGTCCTGATAATACCGGCCCGTGAAGCTGTACCAAGTCGTCTGATACTTACCGCGGGCGTTGTACGGCGCCGGGTCGAAGGTCTCTTCCATGAAGGTTACGCCCAAGGCGTCGCGGTCGAACAGGATGCCAAGTACGTTATTCTGACTGATCGCGGCCTGCGGGACGGTCTTCGCGCCGGTCGCGGGGTTCAGCACAGCCGGCGTGACGTTAATCGCGTCCGGGGTCTGCGCCGCCTGCCAGAAATTCACGGATTCGTGCGCGATGCGCTCAAGCAGGTTCGCGTTGAAAGTGTTGGCAACGGTCCGGTTGGTCAGCAGATGGTCGAAAGGCGCGTACATGATCAGGCGCTGCATTTCGTACGGCGTATGCCGCGCGACTTCATGACCGGTAACGTTAGTATGATACAGGTATCCGCGCTCTGTCAGCGCGTCGGCCTGCGTCATGATGCGAGCAAAAAGCCACTGACCAAACGCCTCAAAGTTTGCCGGCTGCATGACGGTCTTATCCGTCAGGGACAGCCCGGTTGCAGCGTTGTATTCGGTCAGCGCATTGATCACGCGGTTTCCGCCGTAATGGACGCAGGCGCCAATCTGATTCGCCAAGGCAAAGCGCTTGAAGGATTCCTTATCCTGTTCGATTTTGTCCATAGCATTCTGCGTAACCATCGCGACAAAGTCGACCAGTTCCGCGGGCGACTGCAGCGCCATCTTCACCTGCTGTCTGTAAATCGTGTAGACGTCCTGAAAAGTGTTCTCGCCCATGATGTTCAGCTGCAGCAGGTTGGGCACGCGCGCAATCTGCTGGTCGACGCTCTGCCCGTCGGTAATGTCATACACCTTCGAGTCAAGCGGCGCGCTGTCGCTCATGGACACTTTGCGATTGTGCCAAGCAAACTCCTGATTATCAACCTCCACAAGGCGCAGCTTTGCGCGATAGGGACGGTTGGAAAAAATCGTGCGCCCGATCACAGTAGACAGCGCCCGGCAAACGGGGTCAATGCCGTAGGCAATCGCAGTATTGGCAAGGCTGACAAAGTCGCCGGTCGTGGTAGGGGTAAGCGGGGTTTTGCCGGTCACCTGTCCGACGATGCTGACGAGCAGCGTGCTCGCCTGATTCAGCACATTGGTATTAACATCAGCCATTGTTCGTTTCCTCCTTTATGCCCTGTCGGGCTTTGATCGTGTTCAGGATAATATCGGTTGGCGTGGGCGCCGGTCGGGGGTCAGGCTGCCGGGCGCCAAACAGCGCCGCCGCCTGTACGGATTTGGTCAGCTTGTCCAGCGCGGCGAGTATCGCCGCATTGCCGCGGTCGGGTTCCGGCGCAGGTTCCGGCGCGGGTTCCGGCGCGGGTTCCGGTTCAGGTTCCGGTGCAGGTTCCGGCGCAGGTTCAGGCGCCTGCATAAGCTGCATCACCTGATCAGGCGTGAAACCTTTGTTCAGCAGTTCCATGATGTTTTCATAGGTCATCGTTATCACCTCCTCAAAATACGTTCCCATGTGGCAGGTCCGCAAATACCGTCGATTGTCAGCCCTTCGCGCCGCTGGAATTCCCGAATCGCCGCGGTCGTCTTTGCGCCGCAATCGCCGTCGACGATCAGGTTCCAGCCATTCAGGCGCAGCAGCGTCTGCAGCACCTTCACCTGATAACCTTTACTGCCGGTCGTGATTTCTTCCATATTAATAAGTTCATCCTCCTTCCCACCTTCGATTCGAACAACAACTTCGGTGTGCCCGGCCTGCGGCGTGCATAGGATATCGCCGACGCGCAGGTTCGCCTTCGACAGCGCGATTTCCCTGAAACCTGACGCAAGCAGCATTCGCGGTTCGTCCCATGTGCGAAAGTCTGCGAGCCGGTAGCCGGCGAATGCGCAGCAGACACGCACAAGCGCGCTGCAGTCGGTTTCCACAGGGTTATCCACAAGCGCGGGGTTGTATCCGTGCAGCGCCGCAGCGTTATACAGGCTGTTGCGCTGGTATTGATCATACCCGATCATCGGGTTTTCGCAGGCTGCGATCATGGCCTGCGCAATGCGTTCGCGCCCGATTGTGGACGGCGCGCGGAACACGCGCCAACCCAATTTATGCACATAGTAGGGTTTAATGCAAAGTTCGCGCCCGGTCTGATCGCCGGCGCTTCCGCCGTGCGCATTCCCGTTTTCGTCTATGTGCGCGCCGCCAAGATATATCTTCATTCGTTATCACCCAATTTCGTCAGTATCTTTGCAAGCACAACGCGCAATTCCGTGATCGCCGCGGTTAATGATGCGGTTTCGGTTTTGTGGTTTTCCTGCTCGCGCTGCAAAAGGTAGAACAGCGCACAGACGCAAGCGACGGGAAAACCAAAGTCTTTCAGGATGGAAATAAACGTGTCCAATTTATAACCCTCCTTCCTATGCTATAAATAGCCGGGCAGGTTCTGCGCCGCACAAGCGCTCGGGCGCCCTTCAGGGGCTGTGCTTGCCCGCCTGCCCGTTATCCACATTATACACAAGGTTTTCCACAATGTCAAGTGCCCATAAATATTTTGCGGAAACTGTGTTCGCTGGTATCGTCTTCGAAGATAATAAGGTTCCTTAAAAATTCCGTCCACAGCCAACCCCAATCAGACTTGAAACGCTGCAGTTCCGGCGCGCTGTTTTCGTACGTTGCCGGCGAGCCTGATATATGCCGGCACGCGTAATACTCCTGTCTCTGCTTATGCTCATAGACGCACAGCGTGCCGACGGCGACGATCGGCTTGTATTCCGCGAGCGGGCGCGACTCAATCCGCGCGCCGGAGTCATCCGCAAACGCGTTCGACAGTGCCATTTCCGCAAACCGTCCGCGCTGCAGGCGGTAAAGCGCGGTTTGCGCTTTGCGTGCGCTGATCGGTGAACCGTCCAGCGCATACAATCCTAATCCGCGATCAGGCAGTACGCACATTTCCTGTTTGCGCCGGCGCATAGCACGTACGCGCTTCACAATATCGAGTCCTTCAAAGATGGGGTTGTTTATATCATTGGCGTTCGACAGCAGCACAATTTTAAGCGGCGGTTCACCCTGCAATTCCCGGTTTCGATTGATGGTTTCATACGCGTTTTCCAATGCGGCGAATTCATTTTTCAGCGGACGTTCGTGCGCCTCCGGGATGAATTCGTCGTATATCACGCATTTAATCCACCTTCCTGAAAATCCGCGCAGGTTTGCTATAGTCGACAGCGCGAGAGATACGCCGATCGGCTCGCCGTCCGGAATCCATTTGCCTTTGTCATCCTGAACCGCATTGTAAAACCCGCCGATGCCGCGCGCAATAGGGGACGTGACGATGTGCAAGCCCGGCCTGTCAAGCATAAGGTCGCGGAAGGGGGAAAATTCCGGTCGGCATATCATATCCGCCTGCGTCTGCGTGCGCCTGATATAGGCAAACGGGATTTTTTCGTCGTACACCGTTTGCAGCGCGCCGTACGTTTTGCCGGTTCCGCGCCCGCCCCATACAAGACACCACGGGATTTTATTGTTGATAATCGAAGCCATGTCAGCGAAGCCGCTTTCGAGATAAAGACTCATTGCCGTTCCTCCTTTTAAAATGAAGTAACCCCGCCGAAGCGGGGTTTGCGGTTATTCGGCGTTGTTCGGCACGGGCGCAACGTCCGGCGCAAGCGTGATCACAACGTCGTGGAAGTGCCTCCCGGCCTTGCTGGTACCCGTGGACGGGGTAACGTACCCAATGTGCCAACCGGGTTTGCGCCGAATGAAGTCGATCGCCTCATTGAATTTTCTCAGCACAACCGCGCCGCCGGACGTGTACACCGTGCCATCATCGGCCGCGATTTTCACAAAGGTACGCGTGTCGCCGCTCTTCTTGTCCACGTCTTCATACAGGATGAAGGCGTCGACGTCGATGCGCATACCGTCCGCCTCCGTCAGCGGACGCGCGTCGTCCGTGTAGGTCAGCTTGTACTCAAGGTTGCCGTCGAGATCTCCGCTGGAATAGATAACCTTCATTGTGATTCCCTCCGTTATTCTTATTCGACGCTTTCCGCGTCGACATTATTATAATTCATCAGTCGCCTATTGTCAAGACAAGGAAAAAGTATCTCAATTTTCGACAAAACCTGATCAATCAGCGAACTGTATTCAGGCGTCGTTTTAAGCGTATATTCAGTCGGCACAAGGACCACGTTCGGTGTGATGTGCAAATCGTGCCCGTCGATAGTGACGTGATAATCGGCATTATCATTGTAGACGGTCGCCAATTTGCCGGAATCCGTGAATTTCATTGGGCGCGTTTTCGCCTGACAAAACCGTTTCATGCCGCCGCGGCGCGCAAGTTCTTTCGCGCCAAATTCCTTTGATAAGCCCGCTATGGTAATCGTCAGTTCGCCGGCGTGCTTGCCTTCGGCGTCAATCTCGCAATATTTCTTCGCGCCTAACGTCGCAAACTTTTCACACCGGGGTTCCGGGTCCGCGACGCCCATATACCGCGCGACGTGGTCAGGGTCATACGCCCAACCACCGGATTTTGTCGCCTGCCGGCGCCGCGGGGCGTTGTACCACTCAAAGTCATACGTATCAGGGTTGGCATAAAATACGCTGTCCGTATCGCAATACACAAAGTCGATTCCGACGTGATCGATCAGTTGCTGCAGTTCAGCCCGCGCAAACGCCGTACACCATACGCCTGCGCTGTACGGCACAAACCCCTTTGCCGCCTGCGCTTCGATCAGTTCCTGCACAGTCTTGCTCTCATCTATTTTAAACAGCCCTTCGACGTTTTCATCATACAGTATCATTCTTTTTCCGACGTCCTGCGCAAAGCAGCCAAACGCCGAATTGATGATCGATTTGCTGTGATCGTATTCCGCCTCCTTGCCGGCAACGTTTTTCAGTTCAGTTTTTATCTTGTAATGCTCTATCAGCACATCGCGCACAGACTGCGGCAGGTAGCCGTATTTAGATTTGTAATATTCCGTTACTTCCCAATCGTCAAACTCATACTGCTGCAGGATGATCGACAGATCCACATCCGTCACCGTCATTGCGCATTCGTCCACTTCCAGCACGCGCCCGTTATCAGTCTCAACCTGGTCGCCGACGTACGTCAGCTTTGCGAGTGCTATATACGGGCAACCGCATTCGAGCGGATGCCGCAGCCGGACACCTTTGCAGACAATGCGCGCGCAAAACGCGTACCCGCTTTTCAGGCAGCGCGCCAAGTCGCTTTTATCGCAGGCGGTTACGTGTGCCCACTTCCCGACAGGGTACAGATGATGCACCAACACGTCAGGGTAAGACGATGAGCGATCGATATGCCCCACGTTTTTGATGATGCGCCCGGCATAGTACCGATTTGCGTGAACGTTCCCGCCCCGGAAGGCCTCACGCAGCATGGTATACAATCCGTAATCGGGCTGCATTTCCCGCATATGCGCATAGGATACGGATTCCTTGATCGCGCGCTTTAGCTCGCGGCGAATGTAACCGGTCGCCGTCAGGGGGATTGTTGCAAACGTGTCGCAGTCGCGTATAAGTTCCGTGTTGATCGCGTCTACAATGCCAAGCACGTCATGCGTGCAATACTCTAATTCTTCATCCGTTAGCGGGGTCCACGGGTAACGTTTCTTCCTATAATCATATCCGGCAATCTTTTTATTTTCCACGTTCAGCGACTTCAACCACTTGTCAAGGCTGTACCCGCTGTGCAGCATACTGCAGCGCAGTTCGAGCCAACCGTCGACGTCTGCGCGCAGGATGCGACGCGGGCCTGTGCAAAACACATTGTCCAGCTTCACCCAACCGCGCAGATAAAATATATCGAAGCTAAGGTTATGTACCCACACTACCAACCACGTGTCATGAGGCAGCGCCGCTTTTATGCGGCGCATGCACTCATGGAAGTCTTCTTCAGTTCGTCCGACGATCACGTCGTGATTGATCGCCCATTGCCACACATATACGATTCCCTGCGGCGTGCCCATGTAATCAACCGTCGTCGTTTCCGTGTCGAAGGCACTGGTGATCGCGCTGTACTGACGTGCGCGTGATTTGTGCTTGCTGCCGCGCCCGGCGCGCGCAAGCGCCCACGACGGGAAGTTTTCCCACGGATACGATTCAACCGTGTAAATCATGGTTCCAACCTCACTTTCTGCCAAAGTGCTTTTTCTCCCATTCCTGATACGCGGCATCAAGTTCGTTTGCAGAAGGCATCTTCCCATGATGGTTTGCGGGCCACCATTTTGCGAAATCCTGCAGGCGCGGTTGACGGTTCAGCCATTCTTCGAAGTTTTTCTTGATCGCCTGTTTGATTCGCCCGGTCGGCGTCAGCATACCCATTGATTTCAGTTCGTCATATAGAGCCGCAACGCGTCCGCTGTCGTACATCGCCAAATCAGGGTTATTCTCCCACGCGCGCATATATTTGCCGAAGGCGCTCATATCCGACGCTTCAAGGTTTTTGTATCCGTGCCGCTTCAGCGTAGCAACTGCGCGCTTTTGCTGCTTGCTGATGCGCGCCGCCTTCGCTTCCTCTTTCGCCTTCACCTGCTTCACCGTGCGCCCGCTGCGATTCCACGCGGCGTACTTCGCAAGCGCCGCGTAAATCTCATTCTTCGACATCTGCGACGGTTTGCGCGCGTACAGAGATTTAGCGGTTTTGTACGCCTGCGTCGACTGCTGCCCGGCTTTTTCAAGCGTCTGCATCTGCTTCCGTACCACGTTATGCCGGATGCGCGCAAAGGCTGCGCGCGCATCGGCTTCAGGAAGGTTCACGTGGTTCTCCAGCTTGAAATTCTCGACAATGATTGATTTAGCCATTCGTCTGCACCTCCTGTTCTTTTCCCTGATCAACCAGCGACGCCATTGCATCAATACCCACGCGCAGCAGCATTGCAAGCATTGCACTGCGAGACACCGCAAATTCCGCGGCGAGCGCGGAAACCTCATCGATAACAGACTGATCGAGCGTGAAAGACACAACCTGTTTTGCCATGTTTAAAACCCCCTGTCGTATTCGTCGGTAATGTGTTCGCCGTCCGTAACCACGTAATACACAATATCGCGTTCCATGCGCTTTGTGCGCCGCAGGCCCCGCAGGATGCGATCACCTAAGTTCGGTCTGATTTTCTCATGTATCACAATCGGGTTGCGCCAATCGTAATGCGTGACGCCGCCGGCGCCGGGGTAAGGACGCGGTTTTGTAACCGTCACATACTCAACATCCAGCCACACAACGCCGCGCCCGGAAGGCGTCAGCCAAGCTAAGAGCGGGCGCCGCTCACGCAGCGCCCATTCCCGCAGCCGATCAATCCGGCGTTCCGTTCTTTCATCATGCATCCTTGTTTCCTCCCTTCGTTGGTACCGTGCCTTCGCCCTGCAGCCACAGCAGCCGGCGTTCCAACTGATGCAGTACAACGCAAGTCTTCAGAGCAGCGTCTTCTTCATCGGGGTTTTCAAAGTCGGGCAGGCGCGGCGGGCGATGCTCGCATATCATCAACGCAAGCGTGATCGCCTCTTGCAGTATCTGTTCTTCATCCTCCGTCAGCCAAAGCGCATCCATTACCGTTCACCTCCGTAATTCATTCGAACCTTATCGTCCAGCGCCGTCAGGCGCTCGAGCAAATCGTAATAGTGCTCGACGTCCTCTGCACGTCCGAATTCGTCCTGCTCTGCAGCGCGCAGCCACTCGCGCGCCTTGCTCACGCCAACCGCTGTGCACGTCATCAGGTCTTCGTATTCCTGCATCGTAAGTTCAAGCTTCATTATCAGCCTTCCTTTCATCTAATTCGTGCCGAATAACTTCTGCGCCGCCAATGGTATTCTGCAGCATGCGTTCGTATTTGCCCATGTGCGCGTAATCACCTGTGATAAACGCCCGGGCAATTTCTTCACTAAGCACTTCACTTACTTCCATTAAAAGGCTGCGAATTGCCTGCAATTGCCACTTGTTCATGCTCGTTTCACCTCCTTCCCGTTGGCAATCTTCGCAAGCGCGAGCGTTTCCGCCGGCGTTACGTCCGTGGGCGCCTGCAAATATAGGCAGGCTTTTGCAAGCGTGCGCGCGTCCGGCGTGAGGCCGGACAGATGCGGGTAGCGACGCAGGTACTTGCAGAAGGTTTCCGTGATGCTGATGTTCTTCATTGCTGTTCCTCCTTCTTACTTCATCATGGCGCGCCCGCGCTGATAGGCGCTGCGAAACGCTTCAACGTGGATGCCGTGAACGTTTACCCAACAGTTAGCCCAATCGCGCCACACATACGGGTAGGTTGCGCGCTGCTGCCAATCCTGACTTGAAACGCCGCGCATTATGCAATTCCCAACGACGTACACGCGGAAACCGCAAACCTGATGCCAACCATCCTTGTAAACCTTGCTCATGAGTAAATCCCTCCTTTCAAGTATATTATACACCTAATAGGATGTAATAGCAATACGCAATGCACCCCGGATGTATGATTTCTTCTGATGCTTCCTATCAGTATAACGAATGACAGTTATTTTCAAGCATGACTGTCAGGCTGAAAGTTTTTGTCAAGTTAGTCGCAGCTAATTTTGACAGTTTTTTTCAGTCGGGGAAGAGTTAGTTGACATAAACTTGCCGTATGTGCCCCTGG